CCTCGGTCGGCTTCTCGGGGCTCAACGCCTCGGACAACGCCATCGTCGTCCAGCAGATGACGGTCCACCACGAGGGGTTCGGCGTCTACTTCGGGACGGTGGCGGCGTCCGAGACGTTGGCCTGATACCCCACTATCACACTGAGGAGCACTGATCGTGACAGACACCATCCCCACCCCGGGGACGGAATCGGTAGAACAATTCGTCAGAGACAACGTCGACGCGCAGACCGAGATCACCAAGGCCCGTGCGCTGACGGTGGGCGACACGCCCATGATCCAGGAGTCGGTCGAGCCCTACGTGGACCTGCCACGAGGGCTCATGCACGCCGGGACCTGGCAGAAGCGAACGACCGTCCGTGAACTCACGGGCATCGACGAGGAGGCCATCTCCAGGGTCAAGGAGGTCTCCGACATCTACGACACCGTCCTCGCGCTTGGCACGGTGCGAGTCGGTTCGTTGGAGCTTGGGACCCTGCCGCTCGCTGAGCGGCAGGGTTACCTCGCTCAGCTACTGGTTGGTGAGCGGGACCAGTTGTTCATCGGCATCGTCCGCATGACCTACGGCGACCGCAAGACGATGAACTACCGCTGCCCGATGTGCAACGAGCAGCAGGAGTTGACGGTGGTCCTCTCCGAGGACTTCCCGCTGGAGTTGCCCGAATCCGACATCGAGGTGACCGAATTCGACTATCGCACCAGCACAGGGGACCGGATCGTGTACCGGCCAGCCACCGGTGCGGACCAGATCGAAGCGCTCCGACGCAAGAACGCCACCATGGCCGAGCAGAACACGATCATGCTCAGCCGCTGCATCCGGCGGGTCAACGACGACCCCGTGGTCGTCGATCCCGTGCTGTACGCACGGAAGTTGCCGATGCGAGATCGCCAGGGCCTCCTCGCTGCCCTCGTCAGCCGCCAGCCCAAGGTGGACATGACGGTGACCGTGGAATGCGTGGGATGCAGAGAGGAGCAAGTGATCCCCCTCGGCTGGGCGGACTTGTTTCAGCCCTGACGAGCGGGTGCTGTACGCCACCTACGAGGCGATCGCCAGCAACTACCCGGGCTGGCAACTGAGTGAGATACGGGGCATGTCAGCCCGACAGAGGAACTACTGGATGGCCATGATCAAGTGGAAGAGGGAGAGGGCACGTGTCTAACGACCCGGGCGAGAGTGATGCCGTAGGCGGTCGCGCCTACGGGGCCATCGGTGGCCAGACGGCCATCAACATCCAGGGTCTCTCCCAGGCCACGGCGCAGGTCGCCGCCTTCAACTCGGTGATGGGCTCGCTCCAGCAGACGATGAGCAAGTTCACCCAGAACGCATCGTCGTACGCCTCGGCGTTCAGCAAGGTGACCTCGGCCGTCTCCGGTGGCACCGGCGGTGGTGGTACCGGCAGCAGCGGCGGGATCGTCTCGGCCATGTTCGGCTCGGGCCAGCAGGGTTGGCAACGGGACCTGCTGATGTTCCCGACCCGCTTCATGCGTGGGGCCATCAGCGACAACCGCAACCTCGCCCTCCAGGCGTCGGCCGGTCTGGCTCAGCAGTCGTTCGCCACCGGCATGGGCACCACGCCCATGATGGGCATGCTCGCCGGGCAGTTCGGCAACGTGCTGGGCGGCAACCCGGCCGACCTCATCAACCTCATGAACGTCGGCAGCCAGGTGGGTGCCGGGATCAACTGGAATGCTCAGGGCCCCAACGCTCCGGGCCTGTGGCAGGGCGGTGGCGGTCCCCGCATGGAGGGCTTCTTGCGCTCGGTGTTCCAGGCCCAGCGGATGACGCCAGGTGTCGACGTCGGCTCGTTGGCGGGCATGGTCGGTAGCCAGGCAGCCAACGTCGGGGCCGCGCAGTCGTCGATGATGCTGACCGGCGGTGCCTTCTCGATGGTCGGTGCGGGCAACCGTCAGAAGTCCATCAGCGAGTGGGCCGACGGGATCCTCAAGTGGTTGGCCAACCTGCGACCAGGTGGCGACCGTGGCAAGCCGTTCAGCTACGGCGAGTTGATGAGCCAGAACTTCCCGGGCTCGAACATCGACGCCTGGCTGTCGGCCAACGGCGTGACGCCGGACATGAAGAGCTACTTCTGGTCCTACGCCATGGCCAAGTCCACATCGACCGGGTCCTCCGACAAGCTGTTCACTGACCGGGCCTCGGTCACCGAGTCGGTGGCCTTCAACAAGCTCCAGGCGTCGGCGGCACAGACCCGCACGGGCTTCCGCCTGGCCGGTCAGATGGGCGGGGCCTACGCCAACAAGGAGCAGGCCAACACGTTCTTCAACGAGTTGATGGGCCACCTGCTCAACGCCGCTCTGCCCAACGCCATGTCCACGGGTGCGCTGTCGTACATGCAGTACATGCCCGACACCATGGAAGAGATCCTGATGCAGCTTGCCGAGCGCACCAACATCGGTGCAGGCATCGCTGGCGTGGCGGGCTGGGGTGCCGGGCTCGGTCAGTTGCTCGGGTCCGGTGATGTGGGGGACGTTGGGGACTACGGCCCACTGGGCGGCACCTCGACGGCAGGCATGCACCCCGACGCCCGCAAGCGCGTCGACGCCATGATGGCTGCCAACCCTCGGATCCGGATGAACAGCGGCTTCCGGGACCTGGGCACCCAGCAGCGCTTGAAGCGCAAGGGCGTGGGCCGGGTCTCGGGACGACCGTCGGCCCATACCAGGGGTATGGCGGCAGACCTCGGACCGTCCAGCGAGTACGGCTGGATCTCCCGCAACGCCAAGCGGTTCGGCCTCAAGTCCGGCATCAGCCACGGCGAGCCGTGGCACGTGGGCATGGGCGACATCGGTGACCCAGGTATCGGTGAGGGCATCTTGGACCTGCTCGGGACCGGCGGTGCCGGAGAGGCCATCAAGAGCCTCCTGGGCACGCAGATCGGCACGACGATGAAGGATCTGTTCGGCTCCTTCTTCGGGAGCATGATGGGCGTGAGCACTCCGGACGAGCAGATCAAGGCCGTCGGCTCGGGTAGCTCCCTGCTCCTCCAGGCCCTCATGGGCGTCTTCGCTGGCGGCGAGACCGACCGTGACCGTCTGGCCTACCGGGACACCTACGGCGGGCTCGTCAACGCCGCCAACAACGCCTCGCTCGCCGGGGGCCTGGCCACCGGGGTGAACGCCGGTGGTGGCTGGTACGGCAACCTGATCAACCGAGCCCTGTCCGGTGCCGCAGCGGGCGCAGCAGGCGGCATGGGTGGCACCGCTACCGGAGGTCTCATGGGAGGCGTCACCGGCGGGGCTGTCGGCGTCGGTGGTGCCACGAGCCTGGAGGCGTTCTACACCCAGGTGTTGCAGGCCCTGGGCGCACCGATCACCCGCAACAACCTCCAGAAGCTGGCCATGGTGGCCAAGGGTGAGGGCAACACCAGCGACTTCAACCCGTTCAACTCGATGGGCGGCGACTTCCCCAACAAGCACAACCGACAGGGCGTGGAGAACTACCCGGACTGGCCCACCGGTGTGCAGTACACGACCAAGTTGCTCAACCAGGACAACACGTCGGCCATGCGAGCCAACCTGATGAGCGACGCCAGCTTCTCCGCATGGAAGTCGGCGGTCAACAACTTCTACACGTGGGGGGATCTGCCCAACATCAGCCAGGGCTCGGCCGACTCCTTCCTCAGCACGCCCGTGCACGGTGCAGGTGACATCGGTGATGTGGAGTACGCCGCCATGATGTCCCCGACCCTGGGGGCAGCCCGGCAGGCCCCGGTGATGTTCAACAACACGTTCAAGATCGAGGGCGGCAGCGGCCAGGGTGGCATCGACGTGCGCCGGACGGCCACCCTGCTGGCCGACCAACTGGAGCAGCAGATGAAGACGCGCATGGCGAGGACCAACTGATGCCGACCACCTTCCGGCCCACTGCGCTGACGTTCAACGGCTCGGGGGCCAAGCCCTACGACGCCGCCGACGTGCCGATCCCCGGGTACATGCCGGGCCCGGTGGATCGCACGGTGCTGGAGCAGCAGTTCGCCTACGAGTGGTACGACCAGTCGGGGCGCTACGCCTCGTCACGCAACCCACCGTTCACCCACGGCTCAGCCGGTCGGCTGATGCCGCAGTTCACCGAGGACGGCATCCCCAAGCGCATCTTGCGTGGCTTCATCCGCCGGGCCGACTACGACCGGGCCGACTACAAGAGCACGTCCCGGCTCTACTTCATGTACAACCCCTCGGAGATCACCAGGGACTACGTGAGCTACCTGGAGCAGGGGGCACTCGACCCCTTCAACACCGTGTACCAGGCAGGCAACCTGGTGCCGCCGCCCTCGGTCATGGACTTCACGTTCAGCCTGATGTTCGACCGCCAGGAGGAAGCGGCGATGGACGGCGAGCACCCCGGTGTCTTCGTCGACTACCAGTACTTCGACCTCGTGGTCCGCAACGTGGTACCCAACTATCAACCGGGCGGCGCGAGCACGGGCGGCAGCGACCTTCCCGACAACGGCGTGATGATGGTCAACCCCCGGGACATCACCGTGGTGTTCAGCCCCAACATCACCGTGCAGGGTCGGCCCACCAACGCCCGGGTGACGTTCACCAAGTTCACGCACCGGATGATCCCCATCCGCATGCAGATCGACCTGACCATGCGGGCCACCTACTTCGGCCCCATGAAGGACATGGTCGAGTACAAGGCCGAGGAGACGGTGGTTGCCGACTCGGTGCCGTGGAACGTCGGCACGGCGTCTCCGTTCAGCATCACCAACGCGCAGATCGCTGAGAACGCCAACCTCTTCCTGGAGCAGATGTCCAACAGCGGCATCCTCACCGAGGAGCAGATCGAATCGCTCCTCGACACCATCGTCGCCGGTGGTGGGCTGCCCGACAACATCGACGAGGTGCTGGGCCTGAACCTGGCCGCCAGCGGTTCACTGAACCAATCGATAGCTGACTATGCACTCCAGCGGGTCACCGGCACCCAGACGATCTACTCCAAGCCCAAGCGGGACAACCAGTGGACCAACGCCGACTGCTCCAGCTACGTGTGGGCCATCTTCGCCTCCCATCCCTCGAAGCCGAACGTCACCATGGGCGGAGCGTGGACCCGGGCCTTCGGCAGCAGCGGCAGTGCGCCCGACACCAACACGATGCTCAGCCAGATCGACAGCAAGGCGACGCCGGTCAAGTTGGTCTTCCAGAACCGCGACTCCAACACGTCCACGCGCTCGAAGGACATCCTCCCCGCCTGCCCCCTGATGATGCCGGGTGACCTGCTGTTCCGGAAGAAGGGCGTCGTGCCCAACAAGGAGGGGCACGTGGCCATCATCTACAAGAACAACCCCGACGCCAACAGCGTCGACATCATCGACTGCTACTCCACCGGCAAGCCCGCAGCCCGTCGGAACGTCGCCTACCAGTTCCTCTCCACGGACTACACCGAGTGCTGGCGACCGATGCTCGGCAACCCCGACACGCCTGGCAACCGAGAAGGAGAGGGCTGATGATCCCCGCCGGATCTCGCTACGAGGGTGCCGACCGGGTGTTCACCGAGGCGCACGTCTACAACGCCTACGGCTATCCGTACCTGGAGGGTGAGAACCCCAACCTCAAGATCAAGATCGAGCGCCGCGAGGCCACGTACATGCTCGGCAACACGGGAGCGCCGGGCCCGGTGCTCAACTACTACGTCAAACAGGACGAGGGCATCCAGTGGATCGGCTACAAGTTCACCGGTGACGCCAGCCGGTGGTGGGAGATCGCCGCCATCAACCCGCAGGTCTGGTACCCGCTCGATCTGGCCATGGGTGACTACATCGGGATCCCGGTGCAGCAGTGACGATCGCTGACGTCCTCCCCCAGCGCAGCAGCCGCTCGACGAGAGGTCGTTGTCCCGTCTACACCCTCATGCTCAACGGGGAGCCGCTGGAGGTGTTGCCCCAGAGCGCCACGATGGCCTCGGGTGAGGGCGCACACGACCAGGCCACGATCACCGTGTCGTCGTCCACGCTGACCACCACCGAGGGTCTGGTGGACAAGCCGATCAGCTTCCGCTGGGGGGCCACCGGCCGGGTCGAGGGCTTCAACGGCTACGTCATGGACGTCAAGGAAGAGACGGCCCAGGGCTCGGGCATCTCGCTCACGTTCACCATGTCGATCCTCGGGGCGACCAAGGCGATGTTCGACGGAGCACCCAAGTTCTGGTCCAACAAGTCGATCCCCTCGGCGGTGCGCGACCTGGCCAGCAAGAACCAGTTGGGCTACTCCGGTCACGACCACGCCTACGTGTGGGCAGCCCTGGCGCAGACCAACGAGAGCGACTGGAGGTTCGTCACCAAGCTGGCCGAGCGGATCGGGTGGATCATCACCAACCGCTACGGCGTGGTGCTCTGCCACGACCCGGTCAAGCTGTTCACCGAGTCGGGAATGGTGACCCGCTGCGTCATGGGTGGGGCCACCGGGGCCAACCTCCAGGCCGACCGGATCCTCCTCGACTTCCAGCCGGTGGAGGAGGCCGACGCCCTCTACTCCAACCTCGGCACCGAGTACGGCTACTTCACGTCCTCCCAATCCGTGCAGATCGCCCGGCAGCCCGGGCTGTTCCGGGGCTACACGTTCGGCACCGAGGTGGTGGTGCGTGACCAGGACGCCGCCAAGGTCTACACCGACGCTGGCAACGTCGACATCGACAGGTGGAAGCAGTACGCACTTGCACGCATCTGGGGGGACGCTGACATCTACCCCGGCATGTGCGTGGAGATCGTCACCACCAACAAGCAGTACCTCAAGACCAAGTACGACGGGAAGTGGCTGGTGCGCCAGGTCAGCCACTCGATGGATCGCCAGTCGTTCCAAACCCTGCTATCGCTGGCCCGCCCGAGTGGCAAGGCCCAGGTGTCGACGCCGTCCTACGTCCCGTTCTGGCAGGACGCCTCGGTGCGGGCCAAGCCCGTGCTCAACCTCTCCCGTACCTCCACACCCGACGAGAACCCGGCCTGGGTGTCGTCGTGGTCCGAGAAAAGCATCGCGAGCATCCTGTGAAGAACTCCCCCGTCGCCATCACGTTCCCCTTCCACCTCGACGCCAGTGGCAAGCCCGCCATCACGAACAGCTACGAGGAGGTGGTCAGGGCCCAGGTCATCGACGCCCTGATGACCAACCAGGGCGAGCGGGTGTTCAGACCCCGCTATGGCTGCGACGTGCAGGCCGCCATCTTCGACCCCTCCGACGAGTTGATGCGCCGGGATGCCGGTGGCCAGATCAGGCAGCGCCTGGAGCAACTGGTGCCCCGTTGCATCGTCCGCGACGTCAAGGTGGAGGTCCCGACCAGCGGGCCTCGGGGCGTCATCATGATCACGATCCTGTACCGGCCCTCCCTGTACTCGACGGACACCTCACTCACGGTTCCCGTGGCGTCTGAGTTCATCGACCGGATCAGACAGAACCTGTTGGAGGTAGCCACGTGAGCGACATCGGCGTCATCATCGATCTGGACGACGAGTCCATCGACAAGGGCAAGGTCGTCCTCGACTACACCAGCCGTGACTTCAACGCCATCCGGGCCCAGTTGGTGGGCCTGGCCAAGGGCATCATGCCGGACTGGCAGACGGCCGGGGAGCCCAGCGACTTCGGGACCCTGATCCTCGAACTGTTCGCCTACATGGGCGACGTCCTGCACTTCTACATCGACCGCACGGCCAGCGAGGCGTTCCTGTCGACGGCGGTGCGTCAGCAGTCGGTCCTCTACATCGCAGACATGATGGGCTACATCCCCATCGGTCAGCAGGCGGCGTCGGTGGCGCTCACGTTCACCATCGAGCCCGACGACCCCGAGGCACCGGGCACGGTGCTGCCGGTGACCATCCCGGTCGGCACGAGGATCTACAACGAGTCACAGAACGCCGACGACCTGATCGTGTTCGAACTCGTCACCGAGGTGAAGCTCGACCCGAGGGTGCCCGCCGACGGCGAACCTGATCTCCGATCGATAGTCGCCTATGGCAACGAGGGCCTGTCGGTGCGGGACCTGGCCATGGGCACCAGCAGCGGTCTCCCCAACACCGAGTTGGTCATCCCCGACAAGGGCGTCATCTACGCCACGACCCAGGTGACGACTCGCGAGGGCACGCAGATCACGCACTGGAGCTACGTGCAGCACCTCTCGGGGGCCCGGCCCACGCAGGCCGTGTTCACCACCTTCATGGACGAGGTGGGCCTGACCCACATCGTGTTCGGGGACAACGCCTCGGGCCGGATCCCGCCGGTCAACGCCCAGTTCTTCGTGAGCTACCGCTACGGCGTGGGGGCAGCGGCCAACGACCTGGCCAGCAACACCCTCGTGGGCATCTCGAACATCCCCAACGTCGACCTGAGCTACGTCTCGGTGACCAACCGGTCCTCACCGATCGGTGGCACCGACCCGGAGTCGGTGGAGTCGATGCGCTACTCGGTCTCCCGTGGCGGCTCCCGTCTGCGCCAGCGGGCGGTGACCCTCAACGACTACGCCGAGTTGGCCATGCAGGTGCCCGGGGTGGGCAAGAGCGTGGCCTACGGCGCGGTGTACACCGCCGTGCGGGTGCGGGTGGCCCCCATCGGCGGCAAGGCCGACGCCAACTACATGCAGCGCCTGCTCAACAGCGTGTACGCCTACATGCAGGACAAGATCATGATCGGCTCGCAGGTCTACCCCGAGCCGACCGACGTCGAGGAACTGTTCGAGGACATCCAGATCCGCATCCTCGTGCACGTGCAGGAGGCGTACGCCCGCTCGGCCGTGCGGCTCCAGGTCGACCAGGTCGTGCGCTCGCTGCTGGCGTTCGACAACGTGGACTTCGGTAGCCGGGTATCAGTCGGCCTCATCTACCGGGCCGTGCTGGCCGTGCAGGGCGTGGAGTACGCCGACCTCCAGTGGCTCTCCACCGAGCCGCCACCCAACGAGCGGGCGCTGGGCTCGACGGGCATCATCGACCCCGACAACGCCACCAGCCTCGTGTTGATGGACGACTGGAACTACTCCACGACGACCACCATGGCCGACCCGGGGGCGACCAACGTCCGGCTCAACAACACGACGCTCCCGACGCAGATCGCCATCAGCAACACTGCGGCCGGGCCCACCGACGTCACGGCAACCATCGGTGGGCTCCTCGTCGGTGACCACATCGTGATCACCCAACTCGACCGGCCCAGCCAGTGGCTCAGCCTCATCGTCACCGCAGCGATGACGTCCAACACGGGCTGGAAGCAGATCCCGGTGGTCCGCATCGCCTCGTCGACCATGCCCCCGGCCACCAACTCGGTGGTCGGCATCAGCTTCATCCGCTACGCCCCCAACCCGGCCACGCCGACCGGCGACGTGCAGGACATCAACACCGACGAGTTGCTGATCCCCCGCATCCTCCCGCCGATGCCGACCCTCACCGGGGCGGTCACCACCAAGATCCTGACGTCCAACGTGGCCACGCTGACGCTGTCGGAGGCCCATCAGTTCCTCGTCGGCTACACGGTCCTGGTGGAGAACGTGGACGCCATCTTCAACGGCACCTACGTGCTCACCGCCGTGGGCACCACGACCATCAGCTACGCCAAGACGAGCGCCAACGTCGCCTCGGCGGCAGCGACCGGCGCGGTGTCACTGATCGACCCCTACGCCCCCGAGAGCGAGGCCGACTTCCCGGGGATGTCCGAGGACGAGCGCACCCATGACGGTCTGTGGGTCAAGGCCGTGGGCGGACTGGCCAACACCTAGTGGGAGACGAGAACGATGAGAAAGCGGCTGCTGCTCTGGCGGAAGCCAAGCGTGCCCGGATCATGTCGTGGGTCTGGTGGGCACAGGTTCCGATCGTTTGCCTCGGCTACTGGTTCATCTCGAAGGAGCCCTCAGTGGAGAAATCGATCCTCGTCTACCTGGCAGCGGTGTCGATCATCGCCAACGCTGTTAGCTACGCGGGCAAGTCTCAGGCCGCCGAAGCCAAGGCTGCGGGGTACGAGAACCCATGAGTGACGAGACCTTCTCCCATCTCCCCGATGAACCGGCGGAGTCGGACTGGTGGCCCGAGGGCTACGGCGACAACCCGGCGTTCCAGGTCCGGCGGCAGGTCTACGGCACCGTCACCGGTGGTGACTACGTCCGTGGTTCCTCGGTGCTCACGCTGCCCAACACCGCCCTGCGGTACCCCACGGCCCTCGCAGAGGTCGCTGAGGTCGTGGACCGGGCGGTGCTGCATGTGCGGGTCAAGAACCACTACAACCGCAAGGAGGCCATCCTCACCGACACCGGGGCCCTGGAGCGGTACATCAACTGGCCCTGCGGCGACGTCGAGATCACGTGGGGTTGGCCCCACGCCATCGTCGGTGTGTGGAAGGAGATGGCGTTGGTGCGCTCGGCCTTCGGCCGTCCCTCCACGGTCAACGACGGCCAGACGGTGCTGAGCGCTTCGCACTCGGCCTTCGTCAAACGCGACGCCGAGGGCCACATCGTGAGTGAGCACGGCGAGCACGTGATGATCACGCCGCCGGTGGTCACCGACGTGGGCCTGCCCTCAGGTCGGTGGTACCACTACGGGTTGTTCTTCAAAGTCAGCGAGGTCGAGTGGATCCAAGGGATGCTCGACAGCGTCCTGGTGCCCCGGGACTTCCGCCACGCCCAGCACCTCTGGGACAACGTGCCGCCGTACTACCGGTGGACCGACGAGAACACCACGACGGGCCGGGGCCACCTCCAGCAGTTCCTGGAGGTGTTCGGCTTCGAGTTGGACACGGCCCGTGAGTTCGTGGAGTCCTGGCAGCGCGTCTACGACGTCGACCGTTCACCGATCCGCCTGCTCCGCAAGCTGGGCCCCAACTTCGGCTACGACTACGAGCAGGGCATCGGTGACATCCGCTACCGCTCGCTGTTCAGCGAGCTTGGGCACTTCTACGAGACCCGGGGCACGCAGAAGTGCCTGGAGGGCGTCATCGAGCGCATGTCCAAGTACGAGTGCGAGGTCACGGCCGGGGGGAACACCCTCCTGTTGCCGGACGACTCCGACTTCTACACCAGCACCGGCAACTGGGGTGTGGTCCTCGACTCCACCGACGCACCGGGCTCGGGATACCTGCCTCGGGAGAAGGTGACGTTGGCAACCAACACCCTCTCCGTGCAGCCGCCCCCAACGGGCATCGGTCGTCGCTCGATGCGGATCACCACGGCCAAGGCCGACGCCACGGCGGACATCGGCATCGCCTGCGGCGACAGCTACGTGGCCGTGCCGGGTGGCTTCAAGGAGGTGTACCCGAGCGCCGGTGGCATCCCTGTCGAGCAGGGCCAGAGCTACGGCTTCTCGGTCTGGATCAACTCGGCCGTCATCCCCACCGGGGTGACGCTGTCGCTGCTGTGGTTCAAGGGCGACACCCTCCTCGGCGCGTCATCGGCTGCCCTCGACACGGTCACCGCTGCCAACACGTGGGAGGAGTTCAACATCCCCGGCTTGCAGGTGCCACCGGCCGGGGCCGAGTTCGTGGTGCCGTACATCCTCTTCGACACCCGCACCGACAGCGCCGCCTACACCGCCACCAGTCCGCCCATCGACCTGGCCGGGGCGATGGTCTACACCTCCGAGACGATCGGTGAGGCCACCGGACCGCCGCCCAACCGATACCTGACCATCAGCGACCCCGGAGAGTCCCTGGGAGCCCAGTTGGTCTTCAAGGGCACCCTCACCGGCGCTGGTACGCCGTTGCCCACCGTGCACGCCGTGCAGGACGCCTACGTGCTCAGCCCGGCCCCGGTGCCCACGGCGGCACCCGTCTTCCGAGGTGTCACGCCCAACCGGGCCGCTGCGGTCAACGACGTCATCTACTGGAGCGGCACCGCCTGGATCAACGCTGGGCCCATCCCCAGCACCTGGGAAGCCTTCTTGTTGGGAGAGCCGACATGACCGCCACCGTGTTCACGGACCTGTTCCGCCAGCAGTTGTTCGCCAGCCTCGACAAGACGGTGCCGATCGACCCGAGCCAGAACCTGATGAACGGCAAGAGCGTCTACTGGGTGTACTTCCGCAGCCACGCCGCCATCACCGACGAGAACGACCCCCGATACACCGCTATCAAGACGGTGTCCGATCTCGCCGCTGTCCCCGGATGGGGTCCCCCACTGGCCCCCATCTCAGTGACACACTCCATCGGCACGGCCACGGCAGGCACGACGACCTACTGCATCGACAACAGCGCCTTCCTCATGGGCGGGGGTTGGCAGCCCTCGACGGTGACGGCGGCGGCCCTGGTGCTCGTGGGCAACTACGGCGGCAGCACCAACCCGATCATCCTCGTCACCGATGAGCCGTTCCCCACGGCCATGACCCTGGGCCCCGAGGACTCCCTCATCGCTCGGCCGATCACCGCGATCCCGGGCAACCGGGCGCTGTTCTCCTGGCCCATCTTCGTCGTCGGCGCGACCCAGGTCGCCCCCGACCCCGGGTCGATCGCCGTCCTGGAGGCCCCGCCGGACTACGAGATGGCCTACACCCAGCACGTCTGGCTGTACCCCCAGCGAGTCAACTTCGTGGCCAACCCGAGCTTCGAGTTGGGCACCAACCACTGGCGGACCCAAGGGACCTTGACCAGGGTCCAGAGCACAGAGTCCCTACCAGCCGCCCCTGGTGGGGGCGCGTGGTACGGCAAGGTCACCGGGAGCGGTGTCGTGGTGGCCGAGACCAACACGTTCCCGCTGGCCACCCGGGTGCAGCAGGCAACTGATCAGTGGACCATCCAGGCCATGGTGCGGGGCACCGGCAAGCTGCGGGTCGGGCTGGTCTCGTGGGAGTCGGACTTCCTGGAGACCGACGTCGACTGGGGTGACGATACGGAGGTATGGGACCTCCCTCCCAGCGGCTTCCTGCACATCTACGCCCTGCGCCGGGTGGCCGAGGGCACGACCGGTCTCGTGCGCCTGGAGTGCAACGGCGGGGAGATGCACCTCGACAACGTGCTGGCCGAGCCCGACTGGTTGAAGGGCTGGCAGTACTTCGACGGCGACACTACCTACGGGGCCCGTGACGACTTCTCCTGGTACGGCGGGGAGAACCGCAAGGGTCAGACCTACTCCACCTGGTACAACCACAAGCGTGCAGTCACGGGCAGGCTCTTCGCCTGGGACATCAACAACGAGGACTTCATCATCACCGATGAGGAGGTCGAGGCGCAGGGCTACGTCTACAAGTGGGTCCCGGCCGGTGTGCGTGTGCAGCCGCACCTCGACGTCCTCTATCCCGGTGACATCCAAGAGGTGGTCCCTCCAGTGACTGGCTCGGTCACTGGAGGGATCAGCCCGTGGTGACTACGGACGCCGAGGGCGTCGAGCGACGAGCAGGAGGGTGGCCCCACCAGCGAGCGTCAGCAGCGCTAGGGGCACCAGCAGCTTGTCGTTGCTGCCGGTCGACGGCAGCGCTCCTGTAGCGGACACCGCAGCCCCACCAGCGGCGGCACCAGGTGTCCCCGGAGCCGCACCGAACGTGGCCGGACGGACCGGGATCCCGGGCTGGCCAGGCACGACCACGGTGGTCGGCGTGCCGGGAGGGAACGGGCCGTCGGGGTTGGCGCAGTTGGCCGACTCCGGCGGGTAGCTCACCGTGGCCGTGGCCGTCGGGTTGACGGTGTAGGTCAGGTTGATCCCGGCCCGCAGGAACTCGTCGGCCGGGTCACGGACCCAGAAGCCAGCGCTGTTGAGGTTCCACCCCGGCACGTCCGCGATCGACCCGTCGGCGTTCACGCGGGTGCCGGGGTAGAGCAGGTCAACCGTGGTGCCCGGCTGGTACACGAGCGGCTGCGTCGACAGCACCGCACCGGTCGCCACCGAGGCCATCGTCAGCGTCCCCGTCTGACCGGCGAGGGTCGGGAACTGGTTGAGGAAGGTGATGCGGATCGTCGGGACCTCACGCACGCAGACCGTGGACGCAGCGCCGAAGCTGAACGTGGCCGGGATGCCGGGCGGCAGCGTCGTCGTCGACCCACCGGGGCGGACGGTCGTCGTCGTCCCGCCGGGGGCCGTGGTCGTGGTCGAGCCGCCCGGGGCCGTCGTCGTCGTGGTGATCGGCGTGCAGTTGGGCGGGAAGGTGACCGTGGCCGGGGTGGCCGACTGGCCAGCCACGACGTAGGTCAGCGTCACCGGGCCGGTCCCCGCCGACGGCGGGTAGGGCACCTGGACCGAGGCGTTGGCGATGAAGGTCAGCGGCGTCGAGCCCCCGGTGCTGAACGTCAGCGTGCCTGCGGGCTGGCCGTTGAGTTCGGGCCGGTTGGGGAACGTGATGTTGATCAGCGGCACGCCGTTGGTGCAGACCGTGCCCACGTTGATGGCGAAGAGGCCACCGGTCGGGATGCTGCTCGACGTGGTGGTCGAGCCACCCAACGTGGTCGTGGTGCTGCCACCGGCCGTGGTGGTCGTCGTCCCACCGCCAGTGGTCGTGGTGGTGCCGCCCAGCGTCGTCGTGGTGCCACCGCCGCCGGTCGTGGTCGTGGTGGTCCCGCCCAACGTCGTGGTGGTCGCACGCACCGTGGTGGTGGTCCCGCCCTGAGGCGTCGGGCACTGGCTCACGTCGGGCTCGGGCTGGCCGGTGTCGAAGGCGATGACCACCGATGCGCCCTGGGCATCTTCGAAGCGGGCCCCGATGGCGATGGGACCGTTGGTCAGCGAGTTGACACTGACGCTGATCGGGTTCTGCCCGGTCTGGAGCCGTTCGTCCACGCCGGGCTTGCCGACGTACTTGCAGACGAAGACCTTGCGCGGGGTCGTTGTCGTCGTGGCCGCAGCAGTTGTGGTTGTGGCTGCCGCAGTTGTCGTCGTCACCTCACGAGGCGTGGTCGTCGCCGTCGTCGTGGTCGCCTGCTGCGTGGTCGTGGTGGCGGCGGCGGTCGTCGTCGTCGCCCGGGCTGTCGTGGTGGTGGCCTTCTCCGTCGTCGTGGTCTCGTGGGCCGTCGTCGTCGGGTGTGCCGTGGTCGTCGAACCCGCTGTGGTGGTCGGGTGCGCCGTTGTGGTAGAACCTGCGGTCGTTGTCGTCACTTCTCGCGGCGTGGTGGTGACCGTCGTCGTCGTCTCCCCGTATCCATCACCTCCTCCACCGTTGGCAAGGGCAGCGCCCCCACACGAAGTGAGCAGAAGTGTGAGTAACACAATGGGTCGACGCATAAGAGCCGTACCCTACAACGACAAGAGCCCCCGCCGAAGCGAGGGCTCTTGCGTCTCCGGGTGGGGTGGAGATCAGTCCTCGAACACGAGGTTGCCTCGGCACCACGTCCCCGGGCCCTCGGCCCGGATCGTGTGGGCGAACGACGACGCCCCGCCCGCCTCCTTGGCTGCCTGAGCCAGGCCGTAGCCGAACGACTGGACGACGCCCGGCTGGACGCCGAGCCCCGACTCCGAACCGTCGTCGAGTCCGTTGAAGGCGCACTCCGAGTTGGCGGCGGACTTGCCACCCTCCTCGGGCCGGGCGATCGGCGTCGAGTGCCCGTCGCCGCCGACTTCCCCGGCGAACGCCGTGCCACCCGCACTGACGCCGACCAGCACGATGGTCGCCGCCGCAATCAACTTCCGCATGTCCGTACTCCCTTGATGTGTGTCTGCTCACCCCGCCCGCTGCGGGAGTGCGGCAGCACCATACCGCACCGCATAAGTTGCTATCAACACGCCTCGCTCACCATGCCCCACCGCCTGCCAAGTGCCTGCGACGAGCCATCCGGAACTCACGCATCTGTGCCCCGTGGTCGACGACCGAGAAGATGAAGGCCGCTGCCAACACCACCACCGCTGCTACGCCCGCGTAGACGAACCCCATGATCCACACTTCCTTCCGTCCGTTTTGCCCGAGCCAAGTAGCATACTTCGTCGCCATCAACACGCAAGAGGCCCCCGCTGTAGCGGGGGCCTCTTACTTGCGCTCCGGTCGTACCGGTGGCGATCTGCTCAGACCCTCCCAGCCGAGAAGTCTGCGATCAACGACGGAGCCGCCGAGTCGAAGCCGACCACGTCGAGCATCCCGGCGTCGTTGGGGTCAGCGATGCTGAACCCGTTGGACGTCATGCCCACGACGATGAGCTTGGCGTTGATCCCCGAGCGCTTGCGGTACTCCCGCAGCACCTGGGCCGGATGGCCACCGACGTTCGTCTCCGAGTCGGTGTAGATGATGAACGTGTCGACCTCGACCTGCTTGGTCAACGCCCACCGCATGGGCATCGAGCAGTCCGTCGAGTCGAACGGCAGACCATGGGTCATCCGGACGACGTCGGCCAACGACTGACCGGCGTGCAGGCCGAGGGGGATGAACCCCTTGCTGAACGCCATGACCGCCGTCTGCGGCTCGGTAGCGAGGGTGACCAGGGCCATGGCGCTGGAGCCCTCCCGGGCCGACAGGTGGCTGTTGGCGATCCGGCTGCCGGTCATCGATCCCGACACGTCCAGGGCGACGAGGGTCCGCTTGTTGGCGGGCTCGACGTTCTTGAACGCCATCTGGAACGTGGTGTCCAGCGCCCGGAGCACCTTGCCGTTCGGCTGCCAGGTGAGCGAGCCCTTGACGCCCCGACCGGCGGCGTACGTGGACGCACCGAGGAGCACGTTGAACGGGTGGATCCGAGAGCCCTTGACGGCCTGCTCGTTGGTCAGCTTCTGGGTCACCACCGCCTCGACGCCCGTCATCGGCTTGATGGTGCCGTTGGACGTCAAACGACCGAGGTTGCGGACGAGCGCGCCCATACCCAGGTAAGGGAGGAGGGCGTGCCAGACCTCGGGCTTGGCCAGCATCTCGGAGGGCACCGCCTCCCAGGGGACACGGAACATCTCGATCAACTCGGCCACGCGCTGCGGCGTGACGCCGGGCTCCTGCATCTCCTCGTGGGCCTGGAGCAACGTGTCGTAGCCCTCGGTGCCCTTGCGGACGGCCCACGCCAGGTTGCGGTCGGTCATCGAGCCACGCTCGGGGCGGGGCTTGGCGAGCCGCAGGAGGTCACGGTGCGACCACCCCTCGCGCTGCTGGTACTTGACCAACTGGAGCGCCAGGTCGTGGGGATCCCGGTCCGTGTACCACTTGGCCACGGCCGTACGGAGCGAGCGGCCCCAGCCCCGGAACTGCTCGACGTAGCGAGCCCACACGAAGAGCATGGTGCCGGTGCGGCAGATCTCGTTCAGCTTGCTGAGGGCGTAGACCCGAGCCTCCACGTCGTCGGCACCGCACGCCATGGCGTAGGCGAAGAGCAACGGGTTCTGCTTGGGGTTGCGACCCTCCACCGAGATCTCGACGAGCCGATCAACGGCCCGCTTGTAGTCGGCCTTGATGCACCGGTCGACGGCGGCGGCGTTCTCCTTGGTGAGGTCGCCCTCACCGATGTAGTAGGTGCCACCGGCCGAGCCGAGGATCAAGAAGCGGTCCATCCGGGCCCAGTCGTCGAGGGCCCAGACGTATCCACCGTCGGAGTTGACGGTCTGGTCAGGGGTGAGGCGCTGGGTCACCGGAACATTCCGGCTCCGCACAGCGGAATAGGGGTCGTTGCGCTTGGGCATGTCAGGGTCCTCCGGTCGAGTGAGTGACATCCGGGGTTACGGAATGCGGTAACCGGATGCCTCCGGCCCGGAGATGGGCCAGATTGTGATGCTGCGGGCGAGAGTTGCCAACCGGAAGCTCCCTCATGGTGTTCAACGACGAGAGAGTGCTGGCCAAGGCGAGGCCAGCGTGCGGTTTCGAACCGCTGGGTGGCTAGCACCCGGTACCTGGTAACCGACTGACGTCGGCCCGCAGCGAGAGTGTTCCCATGGGCGAGGGGTGTGATCCGGGTGCACAGCCAACTGTGCTTCCCGTGTGGACCGAGGGCCGGACACACGGGGGTGGAATCGAACCATCGATAACCGACTCACGTCGGCCCATGGGGAGAGCCAGTCCAGATTCCCGTCGGGAAGAGGCTCCCGGCGATTTGTCTGGCTCCAGATTGCACGGTGGGCGAGTGATGCCTCCGGGATTGACCGGGGATTTGAACCCCTACAGCGCCGAGCGCGGACCCTCCAGTAGGTAACCGGATAGCTCCGGCCCACCGTTGAGAGTGTGCTGAGGTCGAGGAATGCGGCCTGAGTAAGTGCTCTGCCAGTTGAGCTACCGGAGTGCAAGCACCCCGGTCGGGACTCGAACCCGAATCACTCCTTTACTAAGAGGTAACCAGACTGCTTCGGCCCTCAGCGAGATCTTGAGTTGTCAATGCCCCGGTCGAGTGGGTGCCTGCGGGGTGGTTCCAGTTTTCAGATGGGTAACCCGCTGGCTCCGGCCCGGAGCAAGTGACAAGCTACCGAAACGTTCGCACAGAAGCAAGGAGGTTCCGCATAAGTATCATACTTTCGTCAGAGCCCCCCGGTACCACGCCGGGGGGCTCTGGCGTGTCGGGGAACCACACCGCTCACTACAGTGGGGGACAACCCCCACGCCCGCGGGGGACGCGACCAGGGTCGCCGCCCGCACTCTGGTTGCTGGGGAAGGGTCCGGGGTCGTCCGCCCCGGGCCCTCCTCGCCCCCTTATCTGAGTATCACACTCCGATGAGTGCTCGGGCCTCGGAGACCGGCAGCGTGCGGGCCACCACGGTGCCGTTGAAGACGACCAGCACCATGGCCTCGGCTTCGAACGCCATCTCCTCGTCGTCCGGGTCCACTTCCGGTACCGGAACGGGCTCGACGTCGGCCACGGGCGGCTCTTCCTCGTTCTCGCCCAGCAGGGTGGCAATGTAGGTCGTCGAGCGGGTGCGAGGTGGCAACTCGATGTCCCGGTCCGCAGCGATCTTCTTCAACTGCGGCATCGTCAACTCCTCCAGCATCTCCCGGGTGAGGCTGGTCATGGGACCGATGGCGTCGGGGTCGACCTCCTCGGTCTCCTCGTCGTCGACCGGCGCTGCGGCCTTGGGAGCGGCCTTCTTGGCTGCGGCCTTCTTGGCCACCGGCTTGGGAGGCTCGGGATCCGGCTCGGGCTCGGTCTCCTCACCGGCCTCGTCGTCGAAGCCCAACTCGGCCAGGCCGTCGTTCATGGCGTAGACGATGAAGCTCTTGTCGGCCACCGAGGTGGCCACGTCCATCAGCCACTTGTCCTCCTCCACCTCCTCGTCGTTGTTGACGAACAGGGCGTAGAGGGCGGCACCTTCACCCTCGGCGGGCTTCTCCTCCATCAGGCTGACGATCTTGGGAGCGAGGCGCTTGACCTCGTGCTTCTCCTGAGCGTCCTTGTAGATCTTGTCGGCCGACTTCAAGTCGTCACCGATCGTCTCGTAGTAGACGCCACGCTCAGCGATCCACTCCATCATGGCCTTGTCGGTGGCGGTGGGCTCGGCCTTGGCCTGGACGAGGAACCAGAAGTCCTCGTCGCCTGCCTTCTCCAGCAGGTCTTCCAGCGTGCTGCTGAGTTCGCGGCGAGACATCTCGCCGTCACCCAGCACGACGTGCATCATTCGGTTCTCCTGTGTGGCGGTCACGTGCTCCGGGAGTTCCGGAGGACGTGGACCTTAGCTGCGTCCCCGACTAGCAACAGGAAGTCGGCAACGAGGCCGAGGAACACTGCTGCCCCACCTACCCCCAGTCCCTGCCACCACCACGAGGGGTTGATGAAGGCCACGACCCAGGCCACTCCAGCGACCATGCAGAGGGTCCACCAGATCCACTCTTCCGCCGTCAGGAAGTACTTGGCGATCTGCCAGACGATCCAGATGGCGGGCACTCCGAGGGCGGGCTCCATGACTTCGGACATCAGGCGACCATACCCAGCTTACAATGGAGCCACACCGTGGGGACAGGTGCATGAGTGTGCTACACTGTGCCCATGACCAAGCGTGCCTACGACACCGACTACTGGATGATCGCCTGGGTCGGCTTCATCTTCCTCGTGCTCGTCACAGGTCTGGTGGTGATGCTGTGAAGTACGTCCGAGTCCTGGGCGACGAGATCGAGATCGACGAGGAGCGCAACCTCCCCGTCCCCTTCCACTCCCCGTCGGAGGCGTTGCAGGTCCACTGCGAACTGGCCGACTGGGTCGACACCGAGCACGGCTTCGACTTCACCCGGGACATCGTGCTGCGGCACAAGATGAACATGGGCCACGACTCGGACGGCAACGAGATCCCCCCGGATGACCCCGGCGTCGTCGAGGGCTACCGGTCGTTGCTGTGGGACACCCTCAACCACAACAACACGATGTTCGTGAGCGCGCACATGTGCGATCAGTTGCAGGCCCTCATCCCCACGTTCGAGGACGAGCCCCTGTGGCTCACCGACATGCCCGACGCCAAGGGCACCGTGCTGTTCGAGGCGGGGATCCGTTCGGCCATGAGCGACAAGCCCATGCCCGGTGACGACCCCGTCGAGTACTGGATCAAGGGCTTCGCCTACCGCTACGTCAAGGGTTCGATCGCTGAGGTCGAGCGCAACGAGGTGCACCTGCGACTTCACATCGCCGCCGCCCCCGGCATCGACGAGGACAACCCCCGCATCGTGGCCTTCCAGGCCAACTCCGGGCTGATGGTCTGGCCGCTGTTCGATGCCGGTTCGATGTTCGTCGCTCCGGGAGCGTGGGAGGAGAGCGGCGAGCCCCCGGTGCTGCCGATGCCGTTCTGCGCCGTCCCCTTCGGGCCCCGTGTCGACACCGACCTGGAGACCAGCACCGACCTGTACCAGATGCGCCAGTTGGTGGTCACCCTGTTCCGGCTGATCTGGCAGCACATCCTCGTCGAGGACACCCACTTCTCGCGGCCTGAGAACCGGCGCATCGCTCGTATCGCCCGCAAGCACAAGCGCTTCTCCGACGACGGCGAGGAGATCAAGGTCCGCCACCTGCGCCGCCTGGAGATCGAGACCGAGCCCACCCCCCGGGACCAGCCCGGCGAGAGCCACCCCCTGACGTACCGCATCATCGTGCGTGGCCATCCCCGTGACCAGCACTACCCGTCGCTGGGCCCGGCCCGCATCGACGGCAAGTGGAACCCCGAGAGCCACCGCAAGATCTGGATCAGCCCCCACATCCGTGGCCCCGAGGACGCCCCCCTGGTGTTGAAGCACGCCCTCGATGCCGTGGTGCGCTAAGGCTTCTTGGTCTGGCCAGGAGCCTGGTCGGACTTGCCTCGGCTGTTGCCTCGGCCTCGTGGCGGCTGCTTGCCGTCGGGCAGGTCGTTGTTGATCTCCACGTCCTCGTCGACCTCGTCGAGGTCGTCGTCGTCGAGATCGCCGGGGAGGGTGTTGTCGGGCTGCGGGTCGTTGCTCATGCCAGCAGCGTAGGCAGCCCCACTCGACCCTCTGGTACGGTCCTGTCCCACAAATGGCGAAGGTCGGGGCGTGAACCCCGACCTCCGCAGACCGCAGGCCCTCGGGAGACCTCGGTGAATGACGCGGACCCATGGAAGGTAGGTCGACACGTGCCGAACACAGTAACACACTCCACGCTCATCAGGGAAGCCCGGAAAGAGATCCGTGCGCTCCCGAACCCCGGGATCCGGCCGGACGCCTGGCGCTCGATCACCGACCTGCTCGCTGCGATAGCCGGGTATCTGCCCGACTGCTGGCCCTCCGAGCGGGCCCTGGCCAAGAAGCTCAGCAAGCACCACCAGAACGTCCACCGGCTCATCGTCCGGGCCCGCGACCTGGGGCTGATCTCGACCACCCCAAGGGTGCTGGAGAAGTCCCTTCGGGATGGCCAGGAGTACCACCTGCTGTGCCTCTCGGAGGGCTTGAAGGCTGCCCTGTCCAGGCATCATTTCCAGGCATCAAGTGATGACAGAAGTAAGAACTCCTACTCCGTAGGAGTTCAAGACGGGACCACCTTCGGTGGTCCCTCCCTGCCGGGCTGCCGCCCGGCTGACCAGACACCCCCGGAGCCGAGGAGCAACGTCGTGCCGTTCAACCGCCCCCGAGACGAGGACTGGGACAGCCCAGCCTTCGGAGAGGACCCGAAGGGTGCTCTCCCAGCCTCCGAGGTTCGGGTCGACCCAGCGGTGTACCTGGCTCGCCAGTTCGACCGGAAGTGGGCCGACGCCAAGCGAGAGACCCCAGCCCTCCGGGTGATCCGCGCCAGCAGCCGTGGCATGGCCATCGGGTACCTCCGCAAGGTGATGCTCCCGGAGGTCTCCTCGGCCCACGTGGAGGCGTACATGGACGCCTTCGTGGACGCCTGTGTGAGCGGCGACGTGATCGTCAAGGAGTCCCAGTTCGCCTTCGAGCGGTTCACGGCGTGGTGGGGCCGTGAGGACGTCGAGGATCCCACCGAGCGCATGGCGAACAAGGCCAAGGCCCAGTGGGTCCTCGACCAGGTCCGGCTCCAGCGCGAGCGGAACGCTTGACGAACGCATGACGGCTGCTGCTACGGTCGGGGGTCCTTGGTTCGATCCCCGATGGGGATCCGATGGGGCCTGGCTCGCAGGGATGGCCGACGGGTCGTCCCGGTGATCGAGACTCCATCGGGGATCCTTCCTGGGGTGGGAAGTACAACGAGCCAAGGGTGGTAAATGGATGCCGCACGTCGTCACGCGTGTTCAACATGCAGCACGGTGATCTGGAGACCTGGACAGGTCATCGCATCTTCGTGGTCCTCGAAGGAGTCCTCGCCACCGTCGTCCCGGTCGTCGAGACACACCGCTGGCGCAAGGACGAGGTCACCGGCTGGAATCTGATCTGGCACGACATCCCGTTGAAGCGGATCGTGTACATGACCGACCGGTTCCCGGACCTGGCGTTCGAGATCGTCACGTTCCTGCCCCAGGAGGTCGCTGATCTCGCCGCCGAGTGGTTGAACGACATCCCCATCCCGTACTCAGCTATCGAAGCGGTGGACTACCGCCAGTTCTGCTCCCGGTTGAAGTTCCGTCAGGACATCCAGCAGATCATCGACTCCGACCCCGAGCGCTTGCACAACTATGGGCAGTTGGGCAAGCAAGTGGTGATGGGTGGGGACTTCTGAGCCATGGATGTCGAGCAAGCGTTCCTGTCACGCGTCATCCTCGATGAGGCGACGAAGGACGCTGTCAACGCTCACATCACGGTCGAGTTCTTCAACGACGACAAGTGGAAGCGGGTCTACGAGTACATCCTCGACCACTGGCGCAAGTACTCCCAGGCCGCCGACGAGAACGTCATCCAGGGCAACTTCCCGAGCTACCGGTGGGAGCCCAGCACCTACTCGTTCGACTACCTCGTCGATGCCCTGCGGGTGCGCCGGGCCAAGAGCATCGCCCTCGACGGACTGAACGAGGCCGCTGCCCTCGTCGGCTCGGCGGACGCCGCCGACGTGTGGAAGATGATCGAGATCATGAAGGCCGCAGCGATGCAGGCCCGCATCGAGACGACCCCGTCGCTCGACATGAGCCACGTCGACATGATCCGGGAACTGGACGAAATCCTCGCTGAGCGCATGGACAACCCCGGGTACCTCCGGGGGATCAGCACCGGCTTCCGGGGCATCGACTACGTGACCGGCGGCTTCCAGCCCGAGCAACTGGTGGTGATGATCGGCCTCCCGAAATCTTTGAAGTCGTCACTGCTGCTGTGGATGTGCCTGGAGGCGCAGAAGCAGACCAAGGCCGCGCTGTTCATGGGGTTCGAGATGAGCAACCTCGAACAGATGAGCCGACAGGCGTCGCTGCTGGCCAACGTCGGGCTGACCAAGATCCTCAACGGGACCATCTCCACCCGTGAGCACCGGGAGATCATGGTGGCGGTGCGCCAGCGGGAGTTGATGCGCCCCATCCAGTACTCCACCGACCTGAGCAACGGGACGACGCTGGCCGGGATCCAGGGGAAGATCATGGAGTACGACCCCGAGATCACGTTCATCGACAGCGCCTACCTGATGAACTCGGAGATCCCCAAGGTGGAGCAGGGCTCAGCCCAGGCCCTCACCGACATCGCTCGTGGGTTGAAGAAGATCGCCCAGACCCAGCGCATCCCGATCGTGGTCACGACACAGGCGTCGGAGACCAAGACCCGAGGCGGCAAGTTGAACGCCAACTCGGCCATGTACACCCAGGCGTGGCGTCAGAGCGCAGATGTGCTGCTCGGCGTCGAACGTCTGGACCCGGAACAACCTGACGATGGAGAGGTGAGCATCGTGCTCAAAGTCCTGGCGACCCGATCGGGTCCACGAGCCGACACGTTCATCGCGTGGAACTGGTCCCAGGGCCAAGTGAACGAGGTGATCTCCAATGGCCCTTGACGTGTTCCTCATGCTGTCCCAGGCCGGGGTGCAGGGCCTGCGGGACGGGCGCAGGGAAGTGGAGGGGTTGTGCCCCAGTCCCACCCACAACGACACACACCCCTCGTGGTCCTGCAACAAGGTCACCGGACTCCACCACTGCTTCTCGTGCGGCTACAAGGGCACGCTGACCGGGCTCCTCGTCGAGTTGACGGGGGTGTCACCACCGGACCTGGAGAACCAGTTGAAGACGCAGGGCTTCCTGCGCTCGATGCAGCAGGTCCGCCAGTCACCCGAGCAGGTGATCGACCCGGTCCTCCCGTACCTGAACGACTGGTCCCTGATGCACGACCTGGTCGACGTGCCCGAGAAGCTGCTCAGCTTCAAGCGGCTGGCCCGCTCCGCCGTGGACGCGTACCAAGTCCGTTGGCAGCCGGATACCCGGGTATGGGTCCTCCCTCTGCGTGACCCGGCGTCAGGTGACCTTCTCGGGGCCCAACTCCGCAAGGTCGGCTCGGTCCTGACCCAGCCCAAGGGGCTGCCCAAGAGCACCACGCTGTTCGGCTACGAGCAGGCCAAGCCGTTCGACTACGCCGTGCTCGTGGAGAGCCCCCTGGATGCCGTCAGGCTGTTCGGGCTCGGGATCCCGGCCATCGCCTCCCTCGGGGCCTGGGCCAGCACCGAGCAGGTCACCCTGATGGCCCGGTGCTTCGCTGCCGTGTACGTCGCCCTCGACAACGACAAGGCCGGGCGCGAGGGAGCCGAGAAGGTCACCGACATGCTCCGCAGGAAGCGCTGTGCGGCCATCCCGTGGCGCTACGACGGCCTCCTGGACGAGGACGGCAAGCCCGCCAAGGACGTCGGTGACGTGCCCGACGACGACGCCCTTCTCGGTGCGTGGGCCTCGACGCAGCGCTGGGGGCTGTGAAATTATTTCTCGCTGATGACCCTCACTATGAGCTTGTCGTACAAGATCTCGTAGAGGGGTGAGTATCATACTCACTATGGCAGAAGCTGCACCCACCCCACGTCAGGGCGAGACGCCCCAGGCATACATCCTCCGTGTTTGTGAGTACCTGTCCGAGCCGCATCGGCGTCGGCTCGGTGAGGGTACGGCGGGCTTCGTCGCTCAGGCCGTCTCGGCCATCGAGGGGGACACACCCACTCCGGACACGCTGAACGCCGTGCTTCGAATCGCTGCCGAGCAGCGCATCGAGGACATGGTCGACTATGACGCCCTCAACGATGCCCTGGCGACGGCTGATGATGTGGCTAGTCGTATCCGGGACGTGCTGGGGAACGCCAAGATGTGGTGGACCCCCTAGGTGGTCAAGAGGCCGCAGAAGTGGGTGTACTACCGCAAGACTGACCCACTGTCGTCGGAGTTCAACGCTGAACGGCTGGTCCTCTGGTATGGCAAGAGCACATGGGTCGTCTACCAAGCGATGCTCGACTTCGGAGGCCCACCGGGGCCGACGGCTGACCAGATCGCAGTGCGCGCCCACGACATGGGCCTGGCTACGGTCTCCGAGACGGTGACGATCAGGCGCATGCCCTACACCATGTGGACGACCGGGGAGTTGGTTCGGACCCACGACGGGAAGGACGGTCGTCCGGCGACGTTCTGGTTCCCGCAGCCGACACCCCCGCCGACTCCACCTCGGCGTCGTCTGGTCAGGAAGAAGCCACGCCCCTAGGATCCCAGCGTGCTGTTCCCCTACTTCGGGGGCAAGTCCAAGGTTGCTCCCCAGGTGTGGGCACACCTGGGTGACCCCGAGATCTACATCGAGCCGTTCGCAGGATCGCTGGCCGTGCTGTTCGCACGCCCCACTCCTGCCCGCACGGAGATCGCCGTCGATCTTGATGGGCTGATCGTCAACTTCTTCCGCACCCTCCAACACGACTGGCGATCGATGGAGCAGTACCTCTCGGGTGCCGTGTCGGAGATCGACGTGTACGCCAAGCACGCCGCCCTGCTCGAACAGCGGGACGTGCTCAACGACAAGCTGCGGGCCGACCCTGAGTGGCACAACACCATGCTGGCGGCGTGGTGGTGGGAGGGGATCTCCTCGTGGCTCGGGAGTGGCTACGGCCACCGCTTGGCCCGTCAGCGGCCACACATCGACCGTTCGTTGAAGGGTGCGTGGGCCACCGGCATGACCGACGCCAAGATCACCGCTGCCGCCGAGCGCCTGGGCAACGTCATCCTCCTGGCTGGTGACTGGAAGGACCCATGGCGACGGGCCGTCACCCCGGCCATCATCAACCGCTTCGACAAGAGCGTCGGTGTGTTCATGGACCCGCCCTACGTCGACACGGCCAGGCAGAAGGGCCTCTACGCCGAGGACGCTCCGCTCAACGTGCAGATCACCGCCTGGGCCCTCGCCCAGCCCTCTCACGTGCGGACGGTGATAGCGGGCTATGCCGACGAGTACCCCGAACTCCACGCGGATGGCTGGACCCTCGTCGAGTGGCGTGCACCCAACGGTTACGCGGGGAAGGACAACAACCGGCGCAAGGCTGAGGTGCTGTACTTGAGCCCCATTCGAAGGAGACTGGTGCGCCGTGGAACTACGCCCCTACCAGGTGGAAGCCGTCGATCGGATCGTCGAGCGACAGAACCTGCTGCTGGCGATGGTGATGGGATCGGGCAAGACGGCGACGGCGATCTCAGGGGTCCGGAGGCTCCGGCGAGCGCGGGCGGTCGACCACGGCGTGGTGTTCGCTCTCAAGTCGATCAAGTGGCAGTGGGTGAGGGAGATCAACAAGTGGGATCCCCGAGCAAGCGTGCAGGTGGTCGACGGAAGCAAGCTGCAACGCCAGCAGGCGATCCGCCGGGCTGACAACTTCCACTACACGATCCTGCACTACCAGTGCCTGGTCAACGACTGGGATCTGATCAAGCGGTACCTGCCGATCGACTTCGTCATCCTGGACGAAGCCACAGCCATCAAGGGGATGGGCACCAAGACGTCCAAGCGGGCCAAGGTGATGGCCAAGCACACCGACGTGCGCCTGGCCCTGTCCGGCCAGCCGGTGGAGAACCGGCCCGAGGAACTGTTCAGCATCATGCAGTTCGTCGACCCCGAGGTGCTGGGCCCGTTCCCCAAGTTCGACCGGGCCTTCATCACCCGTGACCACTGGGGCAACCCTCGCAGTTACAAGAACCTCCCCGTGCTGGCCAAGCGCATGGAGACGGCGATGTTCCGGCGCAGCCGAGAGGACATCTCCGAGTACCTGCCCGAGCGCATCGAGATGGAGGTGCCCATCGTCTTGGACCCGGCGGTGATGAAGCTCCACGACCACATCCGGGCCGACCTGAGCGACGCCATCGACAATGCCATGTCCATGGGCTTCGGCGCGGGCAGCAGCTTCGACATCATGAAGCACTACGGGCAGGGCCCGGCCGATGAGGGCATCAGCATGATGGGCCAGGTGATGTCCCGGCTGCTGGCAATGCGGATGCTGAGCGCCCATCCCCACCTGCTACGGCTCAGCGCCGAGCAGTTCGATACCCCGCTATCCCGCCGTGGTTCCGAGTACGCCAGTCTTCTCGCCGCCCAGGGCCTGCTCGACGGCTTCCCAGCCGAGACCACCAAGCTGGCCGCGCTGATCGAGATGGTCGAGGAGATCCTGAGCGAGGATCCCCGCCACAAGGTGGTCATCTTCTCGTACTTCAAGCCGATGCTGGCCATGATCGCCCGGCGCATCAAGGCGGGCCACGCTCTGATCACCGGCGAGGTCACCGGCATGCAGCGGGACCGGGCCATCGTCCGGTTCAACACCGACCCCACGTGCCGGGTGTTCCTGTCCAGCGACGCCGGGGCTTACGGTGTGGACCTGCCGTCGGGCAGCCACATCATCAACTACGACCTGCCCTGGAGCGGTGGTGCCCTGGCCCAACGGATCGCTCGCATCGACCGCACCAACAGCGAGTTCGAGCAGATCAACGTCATGTACCTGTACGGCCACGGCACGATCGAGGCCCGCATGTACCGGCTCCTCCAGCAGAAGGCCAAGGTGGCCCGAGCATTCCTGGACGGGGAGTTCGACCAGAAGTCCGGGGGCCTGCGCCTGGACCTGGAGTCATTGCGAGAATTTCTCGACTCTCCTTAGTTGCTAATGCTCCCGAGTGGGGTATTGTGGGGGCATGGCAAACAAGCGAGGGCCCAAAGCCCCACCCACCCCCGAGCACCTGGCCGCTCTGGCACAGGGCCGGACCGAGGGCCGCGCCGTACGTGAGTACATGGCGGCACTCGGCAATCAAGCGAAGCGTTCACGGGGCCGTGCGCCCAAGAGCGCTGCGGACATCCAGGCCGAGATCGATGCGACCACAGACCCGGTCGATCGGTTGAAGCTGCGCCCCGCCCTGCGTGCAGCGCAGGAGCGCGAGTCCACCACGTCCGAGCAGGACATGGAGCAGTTGGAGGAGGCGTTCATCAAGGTCGCCGGGTCCTACTCCGAGCGCAACGGCCTGACGTACGCCGACTGGCGCACCGAGGGCGTGTCGGCGGCGGTGTTGAAGCGGGCGGGGCTCGGCCGGGCCCAGTAGGTTGCCCCACCTGTCCCCAGCCCGCTACACTCACACCCATGGCTGATACTCCTGCACGGACCGTGCGACGGCGCAAGCGGGTGCCTGCGCCTGACATCACGCAACCCGTGCAGGAGTATCTGCTGAACCGCTCCATGCGCGAGCGGTCTGCCTACCATGAGAACGACCTCAAAGGCACGCTCATGGAGGTACTTGCCGCTGTCGGCATGCCCGACGGTGATGAAGGAGAACATCGCAAGCTGCTGCTGGAGACCCCGGTGGAGTTCGTGACCTACAAGGCTGGCAAGGCCAAGAAGGTCACCATCGTCGGCATCCAGCGACAGACCCGCAAGGGCAGCATGAACCTCAACGAGGAGCGCACGATGGCGTACCTCGCCAAGCGCAAGCTGCTCGCCTCCTGCACCAGCACGGTCACGGTGATCAACGAGGACGCCATCCTGGCAGCGAACTTCGAGGGCACCATTCCAGACGACGACCTCCAAGCCCTGTACGACGAGAACGATCCGACGTACGCCTTCCACCTCATCGAGGAGTAACCACCATGGCCACGGCCACCCCCACCAAGCCCACCAAGCGAGCCGCCAAGAAGGCAGCCCCCGTCATCGCATCCGCCAACGGCAGCGACCGAGGCCAGATCCAGGTGCGCCTGCCCCAGGATCTGATCGACCGGCTCGACGTCGAGGCCGAGCGTCGGAGCGTCAGCAAGACGTTCCTCGTCGAGAAGATGATCGCCGCCTCCCTCCCCAAGTGGGAGGAGCAGGACATCGCCGTCGTCTGATCGGTTGGACTTACTAGCAACAAGTCCGGTAGGTTCGTCGTGTGTCAGACCTGACCACGGCTCAATACGACCGCTCCCAGTACGTCCGGTGCAACACCATCGGACACGCCTGGTTCGACTACGACAACTCCGACTGGATCCCGACGTTCGGTGACCCCCTCGTGCTGCGGTGCGAGCGGTGCGGCACCGAGCGTCGGGACACCATCGGTGGCAGCGGTCAGATCATCGCCCGTCACTACTTCTATCCCGACGGCTACAAGTACGGCCGGGGAGAGCGACCCACCCGCAGTGAGTTCCGACGCATGCTCCTGGAGCAGAAGCTGCGTGAGGGTCGGCGGACTCGGAAGGCCGCGAGATGAGCGAGGAGCGCTTCGACGCCTTCCCCATCGCAGCGCCGGTCCCGGCGCTGGCCCCCGACGACGGCAAGGTGCCGTGCCCCGAGTGCGGCCAGCGCTTCATGGCGGCGGGGATGGGGGTCCATCGCAGCATCCGCCACGGGTACAAGGGGAAGAAGTCCCAGCGCAAGCCTCGTGCTGCTCCTAGCAACCACTCGGCCCCTCGTCCACCTAGGATCGACCTCACAGTGGACGAGATCTTCGACGCGGTGGTCAGTCAGATGTTCCCCCGGGGGACCGCTCCAGTCGCTGCCCTGACACCTCTGCTTCGCTGGCGACGTGCAACCGAGGAGATGTTGAACGAGGTGCAAGGACATGGCAGGTGACCCCGCCCTTCGGGGCTTCGAAGATCTGGAGCAGCCCTACCCGGGACGCCGCAAGCCGGTGAACCGGGACCCCGAACCAGAAGGGCCGGACGATACCCCGGTATGGGACGCTCACCCGGCGACCTACATCGTGGGGGGCGTCAAGCGCGAGTTCTTCTACATCGGAGCGCTGGCCCAGGCCCTGGGCTACAGCGTTCAGGCCGTGCGTCTGTGGGAGTCGCAGGGCCTGCTCCCCAACAGCGGCTACCGTTCGCCGCGCACCAAGGCACCCGTCGCTGGAGGGCGTAGCGACAAGGGCAAGCGGCTGTGGACCCGCGAGCAGATCGAGGGTATTCTCCGCGTCGCGAAGAAGCATCGGGTGATCCTCCCGAACCGCAAGGGCGAGAGGAACCCACCCACACCGGCCTTCGCAAGAGACGTAGCCCGCCTGTTCAACGAACTGGTCGGGTGATCACACCACACGCAGAACGGAACACACCACATGCCGCCCACCAAGAAGCTGGCCCGCAAGCGGCCAGCCACCACAGCCACCCCGTCCAAGAAGGTCGCTCCCGTCCAAGCGAGCGATGAGGAGGACGAGCGTGAGGAAGAGGAGCCCACGGCCCCGGCGATGAAGAGCACCGCCAACAACGGAGGCCCGAAGCTCCGTGGTGGCTGGACCGAGGGCCAGCGACAGAACGAGGCCACGTCCTCGTTCGCCAAGTCCTTCCGCCCCGAGGAGAAGATGCAGGCCATCCGCTTCCTCGAAGACGCCCCGTACGTCAGCTACCGCCGTCACTGGATCGACAGTGTCAACGACGGTGGGCAGAAGACGACACGGGCCTACACCTGCCCCCTGAGCCTCGACCCGCCGCAGCCCTGCCCGCTGTGCGAGGTCGGTGACAAGGCCCAGGCCGTCAACAGCTTCAACATCGCCGTCATCGGTGACGACGGCCAGGTGCTCCTGCGCTCCTGGGACGTCGGCGTGCGGGTCTTCAACGTGTTGAAGGGCTACAGCAACGACCCCAAGGTCGCGCCGCTGTCCAAGCTGTACTACCTCGTCAGCAAGACGGGGCAGAAGACCAGCACGCAGTACAATGTGGTCCCCGTGCGAGCCGCCTCGCTGGAGGAGGACTACGACGTGCCGGTGCCCGACCAGTCCGAGTTCGATCGGCTGGAGCGCTACACCCCTGACGTCATCCAGATCGAGCCTCCCCGCAAGCTGCGGGAACTGGCCCAGGAGTTGACCGACGTCTGATCAAGTCGGGGGAGGCCAGGGGGAGCCGGTCCACGCTCGGCTCCCCCTGCGACTTCCCCACGTCATCACTGACCTGAGAGAGGTCCACGCCGCCGTCGAGAATCTACTTCGCGGCGACATGTTCTGCTTCGACGTCGAGACCATCGAGACCGAGCAGGCAGCAGCCAACGAGGCTCCCAACCCACGCACCAACCGGCTGTCGTGGATCGGCCTCGGCGGGCCCGGCCAGGTGTACCTGATCCCCCTGGAGATCACCAACGGCGTGACCATCTCCAAGGCCCACAAGGAGAAGGTCCCCGCCGTCGAGGTCTACGGCCTCGGCCACCCGCTGAGCTACACGCCGACGACTCGCGACCTGCCACCGCTCCAGCGCAAGATCTCCACCCGCAAGGTCGAGGTGGCACGGGAGGCCGTGTACGCACCGCCGCCTCGCACGCTCGGTGCACGGGAGGTGATGGACGCCCTGGAGCCGCTGATGTTCAGCGACCTGGGCAAGCTCGGGCACAACGTGAAGTTCGATCTCCAGACGATCGCCAAGTACTACAAGGGCAAGCTGCCGCCGGGCCCGTACCACGACACGATCATCCTCCGGCACATCCTCAACGAGGATGAGATCAACTACAAGCTCAAGCCACTGGTGTGGAAGTGGTTGCACCTCACGCCGCAGCAGTACCCCGAGTTGGGCAAGGCCGGGGTCCACACCTATGGCATGGAGGACGCCGCTCGATACCTATGTAAGGACGTCCGCTACGACTGGCTGATGTTCAAGTACTTCT